TGAATGTGCCTATGCCAACTTCAAAATCTGTATTATCCGTACAAGCGTAATACGTTGTATCACCGTTGCTTAAATTAGTAGTAAAAGTCTCAAAGCCTGTTACTGCACCACCTAAAACGTAGGCATCAGAGCTTCCTGTAGTAGTAGTGGTTTCCTTAACTCTGTCTTTTATTGCTAATGCCATTACTTCAATTCAATACTCAAGTTTGTTGCATTAATTCTAAATATATCGCCTTCAGCAATTGCTTTTGGCGCATCTAACTGACCCACAAAAAGTATGTTACCACTTGAGCTTGCATCAGCAATAAATACATGTGTTATGGTAGATGTTCCATCTGTTCCAGAAGCTGAGTACTCTATATTAGCTGTATTTTTTGCCGTTTGAGCATCAGTTGAATCTGCACCGATTGTTGTCCATGCTGAAGCTGCTACTTGTTGCCTTGCATAATTCGTATAACTGGCTTCAGTTAAAGAACCTGTTTCAGCCGTAGCAACGGCTGTAGCCAAACCTACATAGATACTATCACCCGGACTTGCAAAGGTAACGCCACTTATAGCTGCATTGTTTTTAAATAAAAAGTTTAACAACCTTCTTTCTAAATAATTGGTTGCGGCGTTTGCTGTTGCCATTGTTTAACCCTCCGATTTCATATAAAAATTGTCGCTTGATATTTTTGTTCGCTGTTCTTTGTTTATAGATCCAACAGCTTCTTTATACATTGCAGTATATCTGTCCTGTAAGTTGTAGTTTCTATTAAAAGTAGACGCTTCAATCATACAAGCGTACAACAAGGCATCCGAAGCATTAGTACTGAGCCAATTGCTTATGTTGTCACTGGACAGCCCTGTCAACCGTGCCTCATAAGACAATTCAACCGAAAAGTTTGTTGACGGTGTAGGTGCTACATATATTGTGGAAGTGTCAAGGTAAGCATAATACTTAGGTGTCCCCGTGGTTGTTCTGTTTGGCCAGTATTCCATCATAAACTCATCAGATTTTAGTAGCAAAATTGACCGAACATTAGAACTTATAAGGTGAAGATGTTCCAATGTTACTGCGTCTGAAGGCATTGTCAAAAACGGATCGCTCTGAGTTAAAGCAGACGTTACCCTTTTCCTAAATTCTGGTGTTGAAATATCTCTTGAAAGCCTTAACTCGGCAAGGTCAATAAATTTATCTATTTCATTGGAAAACTCTGTGCCATCATCCTCCATAAAGTCTTTAATGTTTTGGACAAGTAGTGCGTAAGTAGTCATGATCTTGTTCCTGCTGTATGTGGGTAAAGGTTAGTAAAGGTTGATGTATTGACCGATGCTTCATCTGGTTCTGGTCTTGCACCACGTATTGACTGGTCATCTTTTGGCTTTACAGACCCTGAATGATTTTGAGGGTGGTCTTTGTCCACTACATCCTTTCCTACTCTCAGCCCATTTCTTCTTTTATTGGCCACCTCGTGAACAAGGTCACTTAGCTTGTATTTTAGTCCTGTCCTATCACAAATTCCAAGTGCGTATTTACCGTTTCCCATACTTACCACGCATATGAAGTGGATGGACTTATTTTGAAGTTAGATCTATCCCTGTCCTCGGTTGCGGCTAATTGCCACTCTTCTTCGTACATTTGTTTTAACATGGGAACTCTTTCAAGTGCTGGGGGATTTTTTAAAGCTATATGATAAGCTAATCCAGCAACGACAGCAGGGAGGAATCGAGTTGGTGCATCGTATTGATAGTCTCCACCATTGGAAGAATCTTGAATTCTTCTAACTCTGTAATAAACAAGGGTATAAGTATTATTATTTGGCACAGGCCACATTGTAATTTGAGGAGCATCTCTTAATCTTTCAATGTATATTTGTGTTGGTCTTCCTGTGGTATTCTTGCTGGAAAGAGATGCGTAATCGCCAACATGCATTCTTGATATTGTTGTATCTACTTGGCTTGTGCCACTTCCTGTTCTTATAGCATAATCCAATATTGCAACAGTGTCAGCAGGTAAAGTGTAAGTAGCTGTGCCACTGGTCAAGGCTTGCGTAGAGTCTTCAATAGTCCAAAGATTAACCCCTCTATTAGCAAATTCTTGACTTAAAAGATTCAAAGACCTTCTGGCAGTCCGAAAGTCAGAACCACTGTAAGCCCTGCCCATTCCTGCTCTTTCAAAAGCCTCGTCAATTATTTCGTCTACATCTAAATTAAATACGCTTGTAGTGCTTGTAGCCATTTAAACTTCCTTGTTAAATATTATAATTGTCCCGTAAATCTCATTAGTACCAAGTAACCAACCCAAATAACCCCAGACGTTATAATCAATGCCCCTATCCCCAAAGCAACATATTCAGTTATTTTTTTTCTCATCTCAGCTTGCTTGTATAAAGTCTCAGCCCTCTGTTTCCTAATTTTGGCTTGCATCTTAAGCAAATCTGACCAAGCATTTGGACCGTGGGTCATGTTAATCCAAGTTCGCAGTTCGTCTTCCATAGCCTCAGCTTTTTTCTTGGCGGCAAATGCATCCATTGCTTCCGACTCAACAGAAGACCCAGCAAATAGTTTTTTAAACATTGGTGGGTTCTGTGCCATTTTAGTTGCATGGTTTACATCAGAACATGCACCCATCCATTTCCCGATGTCAGAATACATAGATTCCACATCACGCCCTGCTTGGAAGCCCTTTTTTACTAAATTAAATGCAGTTGTTGCCGCAGCTATAGCCGTTATTGGATCTACCAAATTCCTCCCCCCAAAATTATTTTATACTAAGTTAACCCAGATATTCCACTATACAAAGTTTGCACATATGGTGGTGTTGTGTTAGCTGTGTCAGCAGGCGATGCAGTTGGAATATCTGTTGGTGTATTCATATCAGGCACTCCCTGTATCAAGTTAAGTGGATCTGCCTGTATCGACTTAAGTGGGTCTGCCTGTTCTATAGGTTTAGGAAAAGAAGTAATCATTTGACCTATTTTTTCCATTAAAGCATCTATTTCACTAGCGTCTTGTTGTTGGGTTAAATGGTGTCTAATTGGCATCAATAAAGACTGAATTCCTTGTCCACTAAAGGGATTTCTAGGTTTTTGAAACGGGTTGGGAAATTGAAACATCATTTGCTTTTCTTTCTCTTCTTTTTTCTTCCTGTTGTCATTGATTTGGGTAAATTTGATCTTGAAATAGCCATTAGCACTTCCACCTTTTTCTAGCTTGCCTTAACCTGCTGTTTGGATCTTTAGCAGCCTTTGGGAATTGTCTCATTTGCCCTGCACTTCTAGCGCAATATGATTTTCTTCTTTTTGCAGACTTGCTTCCAGCCTTAACTTTTCCAGTCACGGCAGTTTTAAGTTTAGACCCCGGATTATCTCTTCTATATTTAGCAACCCCTTTAGATGTCATACCTGCACCAGATTTGGTAGGTCGCTTGTGACCCCCACCGATTGTATGACCCTTCATACTCCCCTTTTTTGATGCCATTATTTTTTCCCTAAATATTTTGGTATTTCGTTTTCTTTTTTCTTAATCCACTTTTTTAGGGATGCAATAAGCCTTGAGATATACAGTGTCTCCTGCCCGTCTTTGGTGTGTATTTTGGGATTGTAGCTTGTGTGATAACGTAATACATCCATCCAAATCATTTGTATATATCTCCTCTGAAATTTCCGTGCCGTGTAATAAAACAACTAAAACCCACAGTACTTTCACGTTGCTTTATATTTACCACCTCTAGTCGCTGCTCCCATACCCTTGCACTTTCCACCATGTTTCATGCCATAAGGCTTGGTTGTACCACCATATCTTTTAGGTTTTGGTGTCGGTGGGTTTTGAGTAACGGCACGAAGGTTTTTTAATTTTTCCATTTTAGCTTTATTTAAAGCAATGTCTCGCTCAACAGCCGTTGGTTTTTTTACTGGCATTCGTATTTTTGGTTTAGAAACAGGCGTTGCAACACCACCTGATTGCATTTTTTTGTGTTTGGTTTTTCCACCGTACTTCATGGCTTCTCCTTTTCTTTGTAATTTCATTTCATCCATCCTATTGTTAAATTAACTATTACACCTAATACGCCACCAAGACCCATCATAACCCAAAATGCACCTTTCCAACGATTAGAAGTTGCCCTTAATTCAGACATGTCGTCTTTCATTTCACGCATGTCTCCCTGTAAACTTTCAACCCTCTCCTCAAGTCTTGCTAGAGCAATTTCAAGTTTTTGTTCTTCAGTCATTTTTTGCTCCATGATTAGACGCATCTTTTGCCTTTACGTTTAAAGGTTTTAAATCTACCTTGCCAGCCTTAACAATTTTGTTGTTTGGAACAACAAGTCTAGATCTGGCTTGAGCAATCGTTCTTTTAAGAAGGTTAAGTGAGGTATTTGTAACCATTATGCGTAAAAGAACGTCATCATGTCGATTGTACCGACTGTATAAGTAACATACATACCGTCTTTGAAAACAACACCTTCTTCGGGTATTGTCATATCAAGAGTTGTATTGTCCGTCCCTATAGTTCTTGATTTAAATAGAGTTGTACCTGTGGGGCTTGCATTTCTAAATTCGATAGTTCCTGCTGTACCACCCGAAACAATTGAAAAGCCTTTAAGCCTTGCCCTTCCTTCAAATATAACATCTGCAGCTGAATTGTTTATGCCTGCTGTCACATTGCCTGCTGGATCTCCAACGGCTGTAATGCTTGTAATAGTCTTAAAAAACCCACTGCTTGTAACTGTTCCTGCATTAGCACCTGTTACCGATTCCGATAAAGCATCTCCGTTAACATCTGTTCCAACAACTGTAAAGGAAATACCACTGTCATCACCTGCTGACAAAATAGTAACCTGTCTTCCAGAAGCGTTAGTAACAGTTCCCCCAGAATGCAAAGCTCCATTAATTACCAAAGCAGCATCATCTCCTACGGCGGCGACTGTCGATATACCATTTGCATCCAGAGCTACTTCATCACTAATGGTGATAGCTTGAACATCTGATCTTCCCATAAAATTCTCCTAAAATGTGGGGGGCTATTAAACCCCCCTATTGATTAGTTATTAGCTGTTGTAACTGCTATTGTTCCACCAGAGGTTCTAATCATCATTTTGACTGCCATGCTGTCTGTGTCGGCAGCGGCTTCAAAATAAATGTAAGAACCAGCTATTATAGTTGTGTCTGCAGCTGATGCAGTTAAGATGATTTTAGCATGATCATCTGTGGTAGTTGCCTCTCTTTCAAGAACGCCTGTTCCAGCACCTGTTACAAAAGCTTCAAATGAGGAAGCATCAAGTTCGTTGTTTGTGTGAACTTGTAAAGTAAGAACCTGTGATGCAGTAATGACATTGTTGTTAAAGACAATCATACTTTTATGAGTATCTGAAGCAAGGTCAGTAGTCGATGCTGTTAATGCCAAAGTAGAACCAACATTACCGTTGTATCTTACTACACTTTGATTTGCAGCCATGCTTGTAGCACCAGCAGCAATTGTAAAGTCTGTTCCCACAATACCAGTTCCACCAAAGATTGCTCCTGTCTGTGCAACAGTCGGAACAGCCGTTTGTGTGGCTACACCTTCCAATGCAAGAGCTAGTTTGAGCGCAATGATTGGTTCAGTCAAAACATCATCCACGTTTGCAACAACGCCAGTTGCCCCAAACTTACCAAAGTTCTGATTCCATTGTGGGTTCATTCCCAACATTGTAGTGCCAATTCCTTCATTGTACCATGAAGCGGCTGTCATTCCATTCATTCCACCACTAGAAACTAAATCTCCAGAAGTCGTTGTTGTCCCAGTAACGCCCAGTGTTCCACCTATTGAAGCGTTACCACTTGAGTCAATAGTTGTATTTGTTGTCTCAACGCCTGTAGCGTCTGCTGTTGAGATTTGAGAGTAGCCCCCTTCGGAACGAAGAGTGCCTTTAAAAGTAGAATTTGCCATATTATCTCCTTGTCGTGGCTAAAGTCTGCATTATGCAGTCAAGAAAAAAGGGAGAAGATTTCTCTTCCCCCAAAGTTATTTAAGCTCCCGGTGAGCCGTAGTAAGCAAGAGGATCGGAATAACCGAAGCTATAACGCTCTCTTCCTTTGTAACGCACATTGCCTGTCTCGAAGTCACCTTCCATTCCAGTCTTCATTGCAACTCTTGTGAAGTGCTTAAAGCCATTTGGAATGTCAGTTCCTAAGAACCATGCATCTGTATCAGTTAAGAAGTGATTAACCATGTAACCACCCGGAACGGCAGACATAGATTTAAGAGCATTTACATCATTGTCTGATGTGCCTGATCTTTTTTCAGAAGCCATTAGTCGCTCTGCCACGAACTGAAGATCGGATGGGATCAACAATTTCTTTGGCTTTGCGGCTATTTTAAGACCTCTTTCATCTGTCCATTTACCGATAGCAATTACTGCTGCCTCTAAAGAAGTTTCATTCAAGTCAGCCGCAGTTGACGGTTCATTAGCATTTGTACCACCACTTACTAGTGGGTGTTCGGTATCAAATACACTTTTACCATCTCCTCCAGTTTGACCTGTGAAGCCTTCATTAAAGATTGCTGCACCTTTAACTTCCTTAGTGTTTTGAAACGCACGAGCAAGAGCTTTTGTATAACGAGCCGATAAGCTGTCATATAAATTATCTTCCACTGCTTCTTGAGTTAATGAAAACCCAAGTGCAATTACTTCGTGTGAATAACGGGCAGTGTAAACTTCCTGCGCATCATCATAAGTAATTGCTGCACCTTCATCTTTAGTTGGTGCAGTTCCAAAACCAGAAAGTTTGGTTTCTTCTTCAAATGCACGATCAGAGCTTTCGACCTCAAAACAAGATCTCCACTCTTCTGGGTATCGTGCGTATTCCATGCCGAACAATGCGTTCAGACCCGGAAGCAACTCTTTCATAAGTTGCGCTCTAGATATAGCCATTATTCAGCCCCCTATGTTATCGGATCTACTAAGAATGCATTTTCTGCTGGGTTTAACATTACAACAATATCTGTGTAAGTATCCCCAATTGAAGAACCTGCTCTCTCAATAAAATCCACGATTTTCCAAGCTTCTCCACCAACTGAAGCAGTCGATGCATCACCTTGCATTCCAGAATTACCCGTCACAGTACTACCACTTGCAGTCTGAACCAGATCTAAACTCATACCCAATGAGGTCTGAGCAATAGCTCCATCACACTGTATTTCGTATAATGTGTGAGGGTGTACAGCGACAATAGCTTTAATATCGCTTGCTACAATACTACCGGGATAGTATTGCCTAAAAGTTGGTTGGCTTGTATTTGGGTCTGTATAAGAACATCCCAAAAACACACCGATTGGGTTTACTTCACTTGCTACAGCTTCCCTGACAATATATCCATCGTCAGTTGAAGAAGCAACATTTGCAAAGCCAACGCAATCACCGTTGAAAATAGCCGTGCCGTAGTTAGAGTTAATTAAATATTCTCTAGTAGAACCAGCAAATGGCATACCTCCAAGGATTCCTATGGGTTTTAAACCACGGGGCGCAGATGTAGTTGACATCCATTTCTCCTATTAAGGTTAATATTAAGGAGAGTCTTATGACTCCCCAAACTTTACACTAGATCTCCTATCGGGTTGATTGATAGGCATTCTAGGGTTGGATTCCCTCATTAAAGACGAGTCAACAGAACGTATAGCTTCAGTAGATTGTTTTCTGTAGTATTCGTTTCGTTGAGCCGCTTTTCCTGTGGGCATCCTACAAAGAAGCAATCCACCAACTTCTATTTTTCCATCAAACCGAGGGTTTGGATCTAACAAAAGATGTTCCATTTCAGGGCATTCATTAACAGGAACTGCTTCCCATCCTTCTCTAAGTTTTTTGCTGAAATTCATTGGGTCATCTTTTCCCAAGGTAGAAGTGCGAACCCATTTAAAATTCCACCCGTCTTTGGGCAGTGGGTCAGGTAATAAGTTTGGTGGTGTCCAGTCTTCATTGCGCACATCCTGCTCTCGCTTCTCAATTTCACGGGGTGTACGATTTGCTTGTTTTTTAGCTACCATTAGAATATCTCCTAACTGTTAAGTGCGACAAATTGTTTGGCATATTCCTCTAGGGGAACGCCTAACCTTTTGGCGACAGCCACTTGGCTGGGTGAAAGTTTGACCTTGCGTGATTTTTTTGGTGATTGGTTTCCAGCAGGAGTGACCAACGTGGTATTCACGGGAGTACCAGCATTCTTCTGAGCGGCCATAGTGTCATCAGAAGAAAATTTATGTGGGAACTCTTCCTTCATACGAACATCCAGTCTTTCGTAATAAAGGTCACTGTCCCCAGCTATTCCTTGTTTTAGTAGCTCATCGTGAATAGTATATGCCGCATTCGTCATAATCATATCACTATTGAACCACGCATTACCACTTGCCCACTCAACTGCCTTGGCGTTTGGTGGTGGTGGTATTGACCTGTCAAAGTCCTTACTTTCTTTTGACTGGTCAGAAAATTGCTTCATCTGTGCAAGCTCACCACGCCTATTGGTGGCTTCCATCATTTTGGTTTGAGCGTCTAGTATTTTATCTGCATCACCTTCTTCATAAGCAGACTTATACGCCTGCTTTGCAGATTCCATTTCACTATTTATTCGACCTTCCATTTCTTTTGTGCCGAATTCGCCAACTTGAGCAGACTGCTTCCTTAGTTTTTTATTTTCTTCCATTGTCTGAGAAGCAACTCTGTAGTATTCATCTCGCTGTCTTTCTGCTTCTTTTTGACGGTGTGTTAAGTCGTCAATTCTTTTTTGGAACTTTGAAGGTTTTTGAGGCTTCTTTTCTTTTTCCTCAACATCTTCTTCCTGTTCCTCAACTACTTCTTCTTTCTCAACTTCGGAAGTTTTTTGTTCTGGTGTGTCGCCTTGGTTAATATGCTCCACTTCACCTAAATCAATTTCAAAGTCTTCTTCTGTTTCATTAACAGTTTCTTTATCTTGATCGCTCATACATGCGCCCTCGCTATTTTAGTTGGATCTGAAATAACACCTATAATGGCATCATCGTTAATTATCCTCATTTCAGAACCCTCGCATTCAAAACGGTGTCCAGCATATTTAGATAACATAACCCAGTCGCCTTCCTTGCACCACGCTCCATTGCTAAACTTTGCATCTGACTGTGGATAAGCATCTGGTCCGACCTTAACGACCTTGCCAATTATTGAAGCGACATCTTCCCTGTTCCGTGTATCGGCAGGAAGAAGAACGCCTCCTTTTGTCTTTTCATCAACTTTGGGCATAACTATAAGTATGCGATAACCTGTTGGTTGAGGGTGGTCATCAGGAATGACAACCTCAGCAGTGGAGTACACTGTAGTCATATTTTCTCCTATTGTGTTTGGTGGCTAACCAGCAGACGACTAGTCTTCATCCTCGTCTGAATCTTTTGCCAGAGAAAGAAGCTCTCTCTCTGCGATGGCTAGACCTTCTATTTGTCCAACCATTCGTTGATATTGTTCGTAGTTAAGTGCAGACCCCAAAGCAACGGAATCTGTTAATTCATTCATTAATTCCCTGAGTTTTTTTCTTAGCTCTTCAATAAATCTGTCATTCACCTTTTCTTACCTTCATAATTTCCACTGCCAACTTATCATCAGCTATTTGTTTTTGTTGGCGCATTCTTAACATTTCCAAATCACTTCTCATCTG